TATCATTATGATTTACTTTTAAATCTTTTGATGTTTTATACTCTTGATAACGGTTAAACATCCCATTATCAAAACCTTTTTTGGTATCATACCCAAACATCTGGTCATATTTTTTCTTTGTAACCATATTATCCGGTTGCATACCCATCTTTTTGCGTGCTGAATTGTATTCATCTATTTCTGATTGATGGTCAGCAGCAAATGAAGCATGAGATTTTAATTCTGCTCGATTACGAGATTTACTTTCATTAACACTTTTCTCCATGAAATCATCACGAACTTTTTGATTACTATAATATGCTTTTGCAGCGTTTTTTAAATCATCACTATATTGCATATTATTCTGTTTAGCGTATGATTGTACACCTGAAGTAAAAGCACTATCATAAGCTGCTGCTTCTCTCTGCTTCTTTGCATCATTCGTTTTCTTTCGTTTAGCTGCTGCGTTCTTTGTTTTCTCTGATTTATAGACCGACCCATATAAATCTTTTTCCCAACCCATCCAATCAACTCCTAATATTGCAGATTGTTCATTTTATTATAATAAGCCTGTGTACCCCAATTCACTGTAGCTTCATGTTTGTGTCGTTGTTGTTCGGCTTTTAGATATTCTTCTAGGATTCTAGGGTCCATTTTTAAAGGAGTGTTTTTAGCAGTTATACCACCGCTAGAAGAACCACCACGACTCCTTCCTCGGCTTCGGCTTCTTCCTCCACCTCCTCCCCCACCACTAGATCCCTTTAATTTTTGGCTATAAGAATATTGAAGTGCCATTTGTTGCTTTTCAGCAGGTGACATTTGACTCCATTCTTTTTGTTTCCATGCATCAGCTACTTTATCTCGACCTTGTTGATATTTATAACTTCGATCTGATTCGTATACACCTCTGTTATATTGTTTATTCCATTGAGCATCAGCTACTTTATCTCGACCAACACCATAGTTATAATCACGATTAGAAGAATACTCACTAAACATTTGCCCTCTACGTTGTAAATCGTATTGCTTGTCTTGATTTACTAAATCTTGAGCCATTTGTGCGGCTTGTGTCATTCGTTGAGCGTTTAAACTTCCAATTTGCCCTTGTGCAGCAATAGCAATTTTATTTAATTGGTCTGCTGCTAGTCCTGAGTGACCTAATCCTCTAGCTGCAGCAATATTACCAGATTGAAGATTATTTTGATATTGTTGTTGCTGAATCGTTTTAACGCCTTGTTGATATAATGGGTCTAATTGACCTAACGCTTGCTTTTGTGCAGTGTTATAGTCAATTGGTTTGTAATTATACGTAAATCCTGCCATCTTATCCCTCCTACCATTCTAAGACGAAGCGTAATACTACATCATCTGCCCCGTTTGCAATGTTATCATCATGACCTACAATTTTATCATCATAAACGTTACCTCTTTTTACAATTGTAGAAGAAGGAGTTTTCGGAACAGTCCATAAGTGATTAGCTCCATTTGATATTGTTGTAATGTATTTAGGAATATTAGAAGTGGACCAATCATAATCATTAGGGTTTGTTTGACCAGGGTCAAAGTCACTCCAAATTAACAACCACCCATTTTTAGTTTGAGATAACTTTTTTGTTGGTATAATAGTTTGGTCACTTGTAAGATAACGAGCGCCTGTCCATAGAACAGTTTGACCGCCTTTCCAACCTCTCCAAATCGAGTTATCTACATAATTTTCATAAGAAATACCGTTTGAGTCCTGAGCATATGCCCATCCATACCCTTGAGCAGTTTGGTGAAATACCCCACGAATCGAAACACTAGAATTTGGATTTCCATTTGTTCCTGAAACAGAATAAAATGTGTGAAGTCCGGGACCTAAATTAAGAAGCTCATTTAATATGTTTTTATTTGGATCGGTAACAGAAAGTTTTACTCCTCCGTTATCATTTGTAATCTTTGACATTTGTACCTTGCTTCTCAAATCTGTATCTTTATTATTATCATCAGTCTGAACTTGATTGACTGCTGCTATTAATTGGTTGAATTCATCGTCTACCTGTTGAGAACTAATTTTAGTCCCTGCTTGAAAGTCATATTTTCTGGACCAACTCATCTATATCACCTCTTTGGTTTCTTTAATTGATACTCTAAAACGATACCGTATATTGTTAGAGGTTCGTCTACTTTGTCATTTGTTATTTTGAATTGAATGTCTTTTCCTTTTTTACTAATCTTTAATTCTCTTTGTGTTGTTTCTGCTGTATCCCAGGTAGCCTTATCCCAACTACTTGTATCCCATATACCTGAACTACCTTGACCAACATTACCTGTTAAATCATTATTTGTATTTATATCGAATTGGTCGATGATAAAGTCTAAGTCATAAGTGGAAACGAAATTATCCCATTCTTTTGAGATAATCCACGACTTACGAAACTTCTTCATGTGAACAGGGTAATCAAAGTCGATTAATTTTGTTTTCATTTCAAATGGAATTGGATCACCATTATCATTGAAAATATTTTCATTGAAACGATAAATAACCCCTTTGTTATTCGAGAAGTAAAGTAAATTATCTCGGATAATAAAAGAGTTTGCTTGAATACCTGTATATCTAGTCCATGATTCAAGAGTGACATCATAAACAAGTGTTAAACCACTCGGAAAGCTTAAATAATACTTGTTATCATAAAAAATAGAGGTTGCTAGTGCTTTGTCTGATAACCCCACAGACTTCAGAACAGGCAATACTTTATCACTCATAATTTGAGCTGAGATATATTCCTGGTCTGTAGCAAATAAGGAATAAACATGGTCATCAGCTAAGAAAAATAGGTTATTTCCTACCTCTTGCACCGAATCCCTAGAGATACACCCTTTCGGTACGTTTAACTTAATCAATTCATAGTCCGTTAAGTTTGCGCCATCACCTTTTAAAGTCCATACGCTATTCTGACAGAAGATAATTAATTGATTACGGAATACTTTTAACTCGACAATTGCATCATTTTCTTCTGTTGCGACATCGAAAAAGTAGATAGCAGGGAAATAATCGTATACTGCATAGCCAAGAACAGGGTCAAAAAATGAAAAATGCACCCTATTCTTAATTGTTGGGTGCGCTGCTGCAAATATTCGATCTTTCTTCAATGCAAATGTACGAAAGTTTGTTAAGTTAGCTAAGTCATTTAATCCAGGGTCTGTTGTTTCTCCTGTTGTTGGTGTATGTGGTGTTACTGAACTAACTGTCATCGTACCACTATTGTAAGTCTTTAGAGAGCCACCATCAGCGATTAAAACAACATCGTTAATACTTCTATCCTTGTAAGTGATAAACTTAACATTGTTCGTTGCAAGTGTTCCGAAAGTACCTGTTAAATTACCACTTACTTCTTTAAGTAATTGTTTATTGCTTACTGCTAGTAATTCTTTTGTGCTGTCACTCTTTTTGAAATCGTATAGTTTATAGATTGGATTTCTGTCGTTTAGTGCATTGTTCCATGTGGTCATTTGTTCACCTCACTTACTTCATCCAAAAATTATCATAATAAACCACTCGAGAAGTTGTTAAAGAAGGGTTTCCATAATGCCAGTCCCATTTATAGATACCTACTTTAGGATAAACTCCTATTTGGTCATTCATGCAATTTGGATAACCATTGTATTGAAATACAAGTTGACCATCCTTGTAAACCTCAGTTATAGGGTTTTGAGAACCTAACCATCCCCATCTAATATGAAAAGCCCAACGCACCCATTTACCCTTATCTTCTGTGTATGAACCAATATCCTGTTGAAACGCAGTTAAGGTGTAGGGATTAGATTGGCTACTCATTCGCCCTGCATCATAGTTCATTGAAACAAGGTAACGTCCATTTTGCGTTAGCAAAGCTAAAGGTGGCGTTACGTTTTGTTCACCACTATCAGGTGTAGTATGCCATTGAATCAATGACTCAGCAGAAGTATCTAATGCGAAATCTTCGGTACCATTTGGTAGGTATATACTAACTCCATACCAATGTTCTTCTAATGGAGATTCGGAAGGTAAGGTGATTTCACTTCGCTTTGATCCTCCTACTTCTGGATCACTTTGTCGTAATTCCAACCTTAGTGATGTACTGCCAGTTTCTTTTATAGTTGAACTGAATGTTTGAGAGTAAGACATTCCAGGAGTTTCTTTAGTCCAATACCATTTAGTTAAGCTCGTTTCAAACTTTTCATCAACATAAAATGGTATTTGTCCTAATGGTTTAATACAGAAGTTATCCCATCTAAAGTCAAACCCTTCTGCTCTCGAAAATAATCCATGTTTAGTTGCAGTTGAGTTGAAGGAATCATATGTTTTCGTGATTAAAAACCCATCCATATAAATCTCAATTTTATTACCTTTCATTAAGACAGATAATTTACCACTAGTATAAGTTTTGTTAACAGTGGCTACAGCTGTGGATGCCCCTGCAACATACTTAGTTAATGAAATCCAAGAGGGTTGAAGTGTTACTAACCAAAAATTATTAATGTCTGTTACTCGGAAAGAAAGACCATTATTGCTACTTGTACCTAAAGTAACATCTGCTTCTATAATGCAATCAGATTCATTTGATTCTTGATATGCTATATTCCTTCCTGCAGCACTAGTAGACACAACATATGCACTATTCCCTTGAATTCCCCAAACAGTAGAATTTTGTACTAGTAAAGAATAGCCAGTATTATTCGTTTCAGCATTTCCTAGACTTGTAGTCGAGTCAGCTCTTGCGAAACTATCGAATAATAAATAATTACTTCTTTGCGGTTGACTAGATAATATCCTTGCATTTACATAATTTGTGTATTTTGTTACTAAATCATCTAAATTTGCTTGAGTTGCCTTTTCTCCTAATTTCACATCAACATCATTAAGACGTTGATTCAAAACTGTGTAATTACCTCTAGCATCTACAACTTCAGTATCGCTTGTACCAGAATTGGCGATAATGTTATCAATTCGCTTTTCTAGTGTATCAACTTCGCCATCTATCCGAGTGTTAATTGTAGTACCTTGTGAAGTTATCTCATCTTTACGGTTTTTAATCTCCGTATCAATTATAGTAAAGTTATCTGATAACGTTGTATCAACAGGCAGATTGTCTGCTCTATTCGGTTTATATAAATTGTAATTTGGTGTATTTACCATTAAACTTCACTCCAATCTTTGAAGCCAAACTGATCCCAGTTGTACGATGTGCCTATTGTTGGTCCTGCAGCATAATGTTCATATCCATTTCGTTTCTGAATATATCCTCTGCCTAATATCGCATTCTCTACTTCAATTAATTCGTTTTCTGAAGCTAATACTGCTCCATCTTTTGCATTTAATCCACCTGAGAAGTCTTGTAAGTTACCGTATAGTTTTGTACTCATTAGCACCACCTCATGTTGTAGACATCTCTAATCTTTAATGGAGGATTCTGTCTATTGACATAACGGACGAAGTCCTGTTTTCTTCTCTCATATTCTTGTGTAGCGTTACCTTGAAAGCCTAATTCCTCATTAGAGAACTCATACTTCGCAATCGTATATAAAACTAGCAAATTATGAAAGTTAGAAGGGATTACAGGCTCATCTTCATCATCTTCTAAGTGTGGCAGGATGGCATTGTAGATTACTTGTATTGTAGTATCCTCTGTTGGCTCTGGTTGAAGCGTAAGAGTATTCCCTAATAATTTATATCCATAGCTTGTAAAGTCGTTTAATGGCAATTTACGAAGGTTCTGACCAACTACCACAATATCATGTATATCTGTTGGTAACGTGTAATCCGTTTGACCTGTTACCACATTGATTGTTGTAGACTTTTTATATTGTGCGTATGGTGTTAATTCGTCTAATCCTAAGTTAATCCAACTTGTTAACGGATCATTGTCAACTTCATCATCTATGTTAGTGTTTACTTGATTTCGGATTTCTTCAAGGTTCATACGATACCTCCTATATACAAAAAAAGGGAGGGCAAGGATTAACCCCTACCCTCTCTCTTTGATTATTTCGCTTTTACTTTTACTTCTTTAAATACTTTACGATCTTCCTCATCAGTAAAAGACAAGATTGCATCAGCGTGCACTTGTGCAAATTCTGTATCAGGAATTTCAATTACTTTTGTTTCATCATCAATGTGAATGAATTTTCTTAATTTCATAAGAACCCCCTATTAGTTAACTGTTAAGTGACGGTAAACAGCTTTTTTCTTCGCATCTAATACGAAAGCATCATAATAAATACGACCTTCTACTAAGTTACCATTAATCCCTGGTGGGTTATCGTGAATCTTGTACTCTTGTAATTTCTTAGGTGATAGAGTAGCAGATTTATGAACCATTACGAATGGTGTTTTAATTGGGAAATATGAAGCAGGAACTTTTACAATCGCTACTCCATCAATTTCACCAACTTGACCATTAATTAACATCTTCTGAGCAATCTCAGTTGATTTAATGAATGATGTATCTTGTTTGATAAAGTTCACATAAGCAGGAGTACAGAAAGCAATACGTCCTGTTTGTGGAACTAAGTTGTTATCTAAATAAGCTGTTGCAGCTAAGAAGTTAGAATAAGCATTTGACGCTGTAATATCTACTGCTGTTGGTTGTCCACCATTAGCTGTTGCAGAAGTTACCCAAGTAGATAAACGGTAAGTGTCAATCTCAGGGATTACAACTTCAGCTAATTGACGAGCTAAAGCTTTACCAGCTTCACGAACATTCATAG